CCGTCAACTCGGCGCTACCAGCTCAAGGTATGACACTCAACATCGGTCGTCTCACAACAGGCGTCACCAGCTACGTTCAGGCCTCACAAAACAGCGCACCAACAGAGTCAAACCCCGACGACACCTTGCTCACGATCAACGTGAACACCGTCGCCTCTATGTTTGACCTCTCAAAGCAAGCAGTCCTTCGCGGTACCGGTATCGAAACACAGCTCCTCGGAGACGCCGTTCGCTCATACCAGACCAAAGTCGACGCGCTCGCCTTGAATGGCTCCGGTTCATCTGGCGAACATCTCGGCATCTTGAACACCAGCGGCATCAACTCGGTCACATACACCGACGCATCGCCAACATACGCCGAGTTCTTTCCAAAACTCGTCCAGGCGATCACCGACGTATCGACCAACTTCTTCGGAGGCGCGACCCATATCGTCATGCATCCGAGCCTCGCTGGTTGCATCCTTCGCGCACTTGACGGATCAAACCGACCACAATTCACGAGCAACCTCGGAAACCCACAGAACGCCGCCGGCACCTTCCAGCGTCCAGCGTACGACCTCGGTGGTTTCCAGATCCTCGGAATACCAGTCGTCCTCGATGCAAACATGCCAACCGACCTCGGCACCAACACAAACCAGACGGCCGTCATTGTCGGAAACTTCGATGAGTCATACATCTTCGAAGACAACTCTGGAACACCGTTGTATGTTCGTTTTGAACAACCAGACGGCAATATTGCAATCCGTACAGTCGTGTTCGGCTTCAGCGCCTACACAGCTGGTAAATACCCATCGGCCTTCAGCGCCATCACGGGTACCGGCCTCATTACGGCTAACTGGTAATCAAAGCCCCACTCCAACTCGGTCGGCGCGCACAGTCGACCGAGTTTCGGGATCTCACCATGAAACAGATCATCGTCGATGCACTCAAAAAAGAACTCGCCGAATATCGTCGGCGTGGCCTTGACGATCGCGCGAAACAAGTCATCGACCAGCTTGTCGTCCTCGGTTGCGAGGAGTTTTTGCCCACGCTCAAAAAGTCCTCGAATGTGCCGGCCGAGGATGACTCCTTTGAACAGAAGATCGCAAACAAAGCACAACCACGCAAGATCAAGGCGATCATCAAACCAGCGGCCGCAAAAGTAGAGACAAAGAAGAAGAACTGATGGCGATCACGAACGGCTACGTCACGCTCGCCTCGATGAAAAACTATCTCGGCATCACCGACTCGATCGACGACACCCTGCTCGAAGAGATCGTCGAGTCTGCTTCACGGAGCATCGACCGTATCGCGAACCGACACTTCTACCTAGACGCCACAGCGAGCGATCATTTCTACCGCACAACCGACGCCTACTCGCTCATAGTCGACGACATCGGCACACTCTCAGGCCTGGTCATCGCACTCGACACCGCCGGCTCAGGCACCTTCTCAACGGCCGTCACAATTAACACCGACTACCTCATGGAGCCGCTCAACTCGGCAAGCCTCGGCCGCCCCTGGACTAACGTCACGATGGTCGGCGCACAGCTCTTCCCATATCCTCTCAACCTTCGTCCAGGCATCAGAGTTACGGCACGATGGGGATGGCCTAGCGTCCCCGACGACATCGCACAAGCAACACTCATTCTCGGCGCCGATCTATACAAACGCAAAGACTCCGTCGGCGGCGTCCTCGGTCTCTCAGAACTCGGCGCGATCCGCATGAGTCCACTCGGCCGCGACATCTCCGCAATGGTGCGCGCCTACCGTCGAGAGTCCATCGCATGAGCATCACCATCTCCTCCGTACGCGACGCCGCACAAACCAGGCTCGCGACCATCACCGGTCTACGCACCTACGACCTCATTCCAGACACCGTCAACGTACCGGCCGCCGTCGTCGGCAACCTCGAACTCACATGGGACGAAGCAATGGTTCGCGGCCTCGACTTCGCCACCTTTGACGTCTTGCTCATCGCCTCACGAATGAGCGACCGAAGCGCACAAGACAAACTCGACGTCTACCTTGCCGGCACCGGCGCATCAAGCGTCAAAACAGTCCTCGAAGGCGGCACACCAGCAGGAACTCTCAACGGCACAGTCTCCACCGTGCGCGTCACGCGCGCACTCCCAATCTCAATAACCGTCGCGAGTATTGAATATCTCGCCTATAGATACGAGGTAGAAGTTTATGGCTAGTTACAAAGTGTTATCAGATCTTATCGACGGCAAAAACGCCGGCGACACAATCTCAGACGACGAGCTTCAAGGATGCAACATTGACGCACTCTTAGAAGCTGGTCATCTCGCAGAAACCACCACAAAGAAAACCGATAAGGAGTAATCATCATGGCCGTTTTCGTACTCAAAGACGCCTCGCTCGTCGTTAATAGCGTCAACCTAAGCGCATACGTTTCATCCATCACACTCGACTACGCAGTCGACGCAGTTGCCGCCGATGGGATGGCCGCAACAAACGGCCACGTCTTCCTCGGTGGATTACAAAACAACTCACTCGCCGTCACCCTTAACCAGGACTTCGCCGCCTCAACAGTCGCCCCGACACTTGACGCGCTAGTCGGCACAACCACCACCGTCGTCATCAAACCCACATCGGCCGCAGTAGGCGCAACAAACCCGACCTACACGATCTCCAACGCATTCCTCGCCGCTACACAACCGGTCAACGGTGCCGTCGGCGATCTCGCACAAATGAGCATCACGTTTCAAGGTGGAACACTCGTGAAAGCAGTCGCATAGTGGCCATCTTTATTCTCAAAGACGCATACGTCACGGTCGCCGGTACGGACTTATCGTCCTACGTATCGTCCATTACCCTCGACTTCGCCGTCGACCCGATACCAGTCGACTCAATGGGAAGCAACGGCCACCTCTTCATCTCTGGTCTCCAAAACAACTCCGTCGCGATCACGTTCAACCAGGACTTCGCAGTCTCACCGAACAAAGTCGCGGCAACACTCGACGGCCAGATCGGACTCGGCACAACGACAATCGTCGTCAAAGCCACCTCCGGCGCAACCAGCACGACAAACCCTGCCTACACCATCTCCAACGCATTCCTCGCCGCTACACAACCGGTGAACGGATCAGTCGGCGACCTAGCCCAAATGAGCGTCACTTTTCAAGGTGGCACAATAGCGAAAACGACGTCATAAAACCATGATCTCACTCACCGTCAAGCACAAAGACGGCTCAGAAGGAACCTTTCCGGTCTGGCCAGCAACAGAAGTCGCCTTCGAGCGTCACTACAAAATCCCATACCGCAAAGCGTTTCAAGACGACTTCCCACAGGAGCAAGCCTATTTCCTCGCATGGCTCGCAGAACGTGACTCAGGAAACGAGATCAAACCCTTCGACGAATGGATCAAAACACTCGCCGACATCGCAGTAGAGACAAACGAAAACCCTATCTAGCGCGCTCGACGACTGAGTTGATCGCGCTTCTCGCAATTAGAACCCACATATCGCCGAGAGAACTCCTGGCAACACCGCCAGGAATACTCGAAGCGATGATCCAGATGGCAATACCGGAAGACTATTGGAAGGAACCGATCGACGCATGGCAACTCCTAGCTCAGGCAGTTTCGGCTACAGAATAGACTCCGACCGTCAAGGCAAAGCACAAATCGTCGGCCTACGTGAGACACAAAAAGCACTCAAAGCACTCGGCGACTCAACAAAAAAAGAACTCAAAAGCACTCACCTCGAAGCCGCACAGATCGTCGTCAACGGCGCGCTACGCACCGCACCGATACGCACCGGCGCACTCGCATCGTCGATGCGCGCGGCCGCAACAATGACATCCGGCAAAGTAAGAGTCGGCAACGCCGCCGTCCCATACGCAGGAGCAATCCATTTCGGATGGCCGGCACGACGCATCAAACCACAACCCTTCATCTACGACTCACTCGATGGACGCCGCAACGAAGTCGCCGAACTCTATGCCGAGCGCATCTCAGGTCTCGTCAGAAAGTACAATCTCTAGGCAAACATGGCAAAGTCGATCTCAGTCACCGTCACCGGCAACGCCGCACCGCTACGCAAAGAACTCAAAGGCGCAACACAGGATCTCTCTAATTTCGGCAAAGCACAAAAAAGCATTTCATCCTTCGCCGCTATTGGTTACGCAACCGCCGCGACAAGCGTTTTCAACTTCGGGAAACAAGTAGTCCAGGCCGCGCTAGAAGACCAAAAAAGCCAGGCACTACTCCGCGAAGCAATCTCAAAAACAACAACGGCCACCGACGCCGCTACCGCATCCGCCGAAAGTTTCGTCAAAGAACTCATGTTCTCGTCACTTACGGCCGACGACGAACTTCGTCCAGCTCTAGCCACACTTACGCGCGCGACTGGCGACGTTACGCGCGCGCAAACATTGCTCGCGCTCTCCACCGAAATTGCTACCGCAACTGGCAAAGACCTCGCCTCGGTTTCAATGGCAGTCGCAAAAGCGAGCCTCGGATCGACAACCGCTCTCGGAAAACTCGGCGTTCCATTATCGGACGCGGCAAAAGAGTCCGGCAACTTCGCGCTCGCCTTTGAAGAACTCAACAAACAGTTCACAGGAAGCAACGCCGCAGCACTTGACACCGCCGCCGGCAAAATTGAAAACCTTTCGTTAAGGTTTGAAGAACTCAAAGAGTCCATCGGAGTCATACTGCTACCGCAGGTCGGAAAAGCTACTGACGGACTCACCGAACTATCAAAAGCAACCGACGAGTCCGCATCTATTGGAAGTCGACTAGGAAACATCTTTTCAGGCGCGGCGAAAATCTTTGACGTCACCGACCTTACCGATGAGATAGCAGAATTCGGACTCAGTCTTACGAAGTCAGGAGTACGCGCGCTCGGTTTTGGCAAAGACGCAGAAGAAGCAGCCGACGGAGTCGCAATACTTAACGACAACCTCGGAGAGTTCAAAGACGAAGAATACGTCTCAGTTTTTTCAAAGTTCGGAGAAGCCCTCAAATCTGCTCGAAAACGTCTCGAAGAAATAGACGAAGCACAAAAAAAAGCAAACGACAAGTTCAAAGCACTCGGCGACACCTTGAAAGGCGCACTCAACACAGCTCTCACCGATGCGCGCAACAAACTCCAGGCCGCAAAAGACGAGATGAACAACTTCGCCGATGCCACCTCATCGGCAATCTCTGGCAACCTAAGCATCGGCAACGCTCTCTCAGGCGCCTCAGACGGAGAGAACGCCTACACCGAGGCACTCAAACGGCGAGCCGACGCCTACCGCGCACTCAACATCTCAAAAGCAACCGGAGACATCGCCGGATATACGCGCGCACTTGACGAAGTAGCAGAAGCAGAAGGAGCAGTCACTAGCGCGCAATCGGCTCGCCGATCACCAGGACAACTCTTCGCCGACCAGATCGCAAAAGCCAAAAAGTTCGCGACCGATCTCAAAACCCTCATCTCGCCACCGTTCAGTCTTTCCGAGGCAGGCCTTTCGCAGCTCATTAACCTCGGCATCGACTCAGGCTCACAAGTCGCCGCCGAACTTGTCGCCGGCACCGGCTCA